GATGCTAAAAAGTTTTGGAAAGACTATGCTAAAGCAGTTGAGGAATTCTACAATAAAAATAAATAAATAATAATTATAAAACAATAAGTTATAAAAAATAATTTTATTTACTTATTATTCAATTAACTCTATCTCGCCACTGCCTAACCAACTATAGGAGTTAGCTATGGCAAAAAAGAAAAAATCTGCTGAAGATATTATCTATGAGATTAAAGATCTCTTAGATGATCTTGAGTTGAAAATTAATCCAGATGATGCTCACGTATCATACGAGGATGATCTAGATGAAGACGAAGACTTTGATCTAGATGAAGACGAAGAAGACGAAGAGTAGTCTTTACAGTATGGGTGGCAGCAATGCCACCTATATTTACTTATCCACATTTTAGTATAACTAATCATAATGAAATTTTTATTAATCTTTACCATTTGCTCAATGGTTAATGGCAACTGCCTAGACGTAATGAGTACAGGTAAGAAGTTTAATACCTTTAGGGAATGCACCATAGCTGGCTATGAGTTTATAGCAGAACAGAATAAACTATTCCCATTAGATCAGTTTGAGAAAGTCAAACCATCATTTCATTTTGACTGTATAGAAACACCAGAACAATCCATATAATTACAATCTTTAATTGACTTTTTATCAACAACCACTATAGGTGGTGTATGAAAAAGAAACATAAGACTATATCTGCTACAGCCATAAGACTATCTTCTTATGAGAAGTATTCCAAAGAAAGAATGGATACAATCATTAAGAGATTAGATGATCTTACAGCTGAAGTTAAAGATTTAAGAACTGATGTGAGCATGGGTAAAGGTGTCATAGCATTTCTTGTAATCATTGGTAGCATAGCAGGTTCAATCATAGGTTTCTTTCAATTCAAAAACTAAAACAACAAAGGCGTAAATTGCGAAAGGCAGACAAAGGATTAGTATCCGAAGCATTAGCTCAAGCATACTTTGCTAGAGATCCAAACCTTATTGTATTCACAGCACTAGGTGGTGTGGGTCCAGTAGATATTTGTACCTACAATATTAAAACAAAAGAATATTGCAACTATGACGTTAAGACTGTGTCATATAGAAAATCAAATACTAAATATGGTCATAAGAATAATGATCGTATAAATAGAACTCCATCTAAAATACAAAAGAATATGAATGTTAGAATTGTATATGTTTATGAAGATGGTAGAATAGTAGTTAAATAACTGAAAGGTAAATATGTACGAAGATTTAAAAAGTAGAATAAAAAAACACGAAGGATTCTTAGCCAAAGTTTATTTAGATTCATTAGGTAAAGCTACCATTGGCTATGGTCATTTGCTTACAGAAGAAGATGACTTTGTTGAAGGAGTTATCTATGACAAAGATATATTAGAAGCATTATTTGAAAAGGATTTTAATAAAGCTGTGCAAGGTGCTGAAGAGTTATTAAAAGGATATAACATTGCATTGGTTGCGAAAGAAGTAATTATTGAAATGGTATTTCAATTAGGAAAGACTGGAGTATCTAAGTTTAAAAAAATGTTTGATGCTTTAAAGAATAATGAATATAGTAAAGCTGCTGATGAGATGTTAAATTCAGCATGGTATAGACAGACACCATCTAGATGTGAAGAGCTGTCTAACTTAATGAGAAGTTGTTATTAATATGTGGTGGAGTGTAATACCTACAGTAGTTAAAACTGGTGCTGAGATTTATAAAAATCATAAGCAATCAGAACTATTAGAATCAGAAGCTGAACGTAGATACTATGAACGTATGGCTAAAGGTGAAATTGAATATCAAAGAGATGTTTACGACCAACAAGACAAATCATGGAAAGATGAATTTGTTTTAATCATAGTATGTATTCCAATTATTGTATTATCTTATGCCATCATTAGTGATGATGTTAATATCAAAACTAAATTAGATTTATTCTTTGATTACTTTGGAAGATTCCCTAGTTGGTATCAATGGTTAATCGTTGGTATCTTCGGTGCGATTTATGGATTAAAGCCGACAATAGATATGTTTAAAAAATGAGTGATGATATAGTTACAATGTTTGCTCAGGCGTATTCTAAAAAGAAACCTACATTACTTGCACAGCAAGGATCTAATGTTAAGATTAAACTAAAGAAGAAGAATGGCAAAAAAGCACTTAGAAAATAAACACATTCGTAAACCACCAAAGAAACGAAGAGGTAGACACACTAAGCGTGTAAATAAACACAAGACTTATAAACCATACGTTGGTCAAGGTAGGGTATGATACAATTATTATTAATCAAGTTAAGTAACTGGTTAGTTGGTGAGCCTGTTAAAAAGAAAAGACGTATAGTAAAATTTAAAAAGGTTATAAAAAAATCAAAGAAGTTTATATGATTAAAACTAAAATTAGCAAATGTATTTTTTGGTTATCAAGAGGATTCTGTTCTTTACTGAATCAATGTAAGTGTGTTAAGATAAATGAAAATGACTACAACCCATTTAGAGAGAAATTATAATGGTTAAAAAAATGTATCAAAATCCAAGCGGTGGATTAAACGCTGCTGGTCGTGCTTACTACAATCGTAAAGAGGGTTCAAACTTAAAAGCTCCGATAAAATCTGGTGTTAATCCAAGACGAGTTTCTTTTGCTGCAAGATTCGGTGGCATGGCTGGATCTTTACTTTCTAAATCTGGTAAGCCAACACGTTTGAAATTGGCATTGCGTGCATGGGGATTTAGTAACAAAGAAGAAGCCAGAGCTTTCGCTGCAAGACACAAAAAGAAATAATGGCTAAGAAAAAGTTTATATTGAAAAGTGTAGGCTTTTGTAAATCTTGTAACATAGAAGTTATCAATACAGATTCATTTGTTATCTTTGCAGATAGAACTTGTCAGCATACTAAGTGCTATGAAGAGTCAGAAACAACAAGACAAAACAATTTAAAAGAAAGACCAGTGGCTAATCAAGATAGCGAAAAGCGTATGCAAATGTATATTGATTATTTAAAGACTAAGAAGTGTAAGCATAAATATCAAACAGAATAATATGGCATATAAAAATAAAGAAGATCATCTAGCAAAAAATAAAATATATTATTTTAATAATAAAGAAAAAATAAAAGAAAAAAGAAGATTACATTATTTAAATAATAAAGATAAAATAAAAGAAGCAAAAAGATTATATCGTTTAAATAATAAAGATAAAAGAATAAAAACAAATAGATTATATTATTTAAAAAATATAGAAAAATTTAAAGAAATAAATAAGTTATATAATTTAGAAAATAAAAACAATATAAAAAAATATCAATTAAAATATTATTTAAATAATAAAAAAAATATAAAAGATAAAGTAAAAGAATATAATTTAAATAATCCTCATATTAGAAGAGCCAATAAAGCAAAAAGAAGAGCATCAGAATTAAAAGCTACACCTAAGTTTGCTAATCTTAAAAAGATAAAAGAGATATATAAAAATTGTCCCAAAGGTTATCATGTAGATCATATTGTACCATTACAAGGTAAAAACGTATGCGGATTACACGTTGAATGGAACTTGCAATACCTAACGCCATCTGATAATTGTTCTAAATCAAATAAACTTATTTGTTAATATGCCACTTAATGTTAAAGGTAAAAAGATTTTAGCAGCGATGCAAAAAGAATATGGTAAAGAAAAAGGTAAAGCTGTATTCTATGCTTCAGAGAATAAAGGTACAATCAAAGGTGTAAAGAAAAAAGGAAAGTCGTTGTTATCATAATGAAAGAAGGTTATCACAAAACTAAAGAAGGTAAGATAGCTAAGAAAGGTTTATACTATAATATAAACCAAAGAAAAAAAGCTGGTACATCTAGATCTAAATCTGAATCTACAATTTCAAAGAAGTCTTACAAAAGTTTATTAGCTGGTTTCAAAGATTAAACTTCGTTAGGATTAATTCTTTACGTTATCCATCACATACTTATATCTATTCCAAATAACATTCTCTGGTTTCCAGAAATGCTGCTTGTTAATTTTCATCTTAACATGGTGCATCATTGTAGTGTGATCTCTGTTACCAAGTAATACACCTATCTTTGTGAATGGCATATCATACTTATCTCTTAATACAT